TGATTTTTGGAGTGCTAGCCGCCAATGTAAGCAAATTCGTCCCATCAAAAGTCAGCGCACTCCCACTCGTCGCCACCTTGCTGCCGTTCAGATACAACACGCCGTTGGCCGTGCCGCCGGAGAGGGTTGGGTTGTTTGAGAACGTCGTGGCGCTGTTGAGCGTAATACCGCTAGTGGCGGTAATTCTCAGATTTTTGTTGCTCGTAATGTACGACTCAGCACCAACCGAAAGCGCGCTGTGTCCAACTGCAAACGATCCCGTGCCGCTTGAAGTCGTGATGCTCAGTTCGGATGTGTCTGTCGATGACAGCGTGGCGTTTGGGTTGCTGCTGTTTCCAGCCACCGTCAGTGTCGCGCCGTTGTAGCCAAGCGACGAACTGGTAGTCAGGTTCTTGCTACCGTTCAGATAGGCCACCGCATTGGCGGTGCCCGCGCTGTTGGTCAGCGTGCCGCCAACCGTGAGCGTCTTGCCAGTGCCAACATTGAGACCAACAGACGTGCCGCTGCCAGCGGCAGCAAACACACCGTCAACCATATCAAGGTTGGTGTTAAGTTTTCCGCCCCAGGTATCTGCAGACGCGCCGACTTCCGGCTTCGTCAGTCCAAGGTTGGTGGTTGTCGTATCAGCCATTTTTCGTTACCTCAAGCGGCTTGCAAATAAGCCGGATGTGTTTTTTCCGTCCACGTCTTCGCAGTATCTGTCTGCGCCGTCCACGTCTCTGCGGTATCCGGTATCACGCTCCACGCAACACTCGTATCCGCTACCGTCGCCCAGCTCTCTGCTGTATCCGCCTCCGGCGTCCAACTCTCCGCCGTATCCGGTATCACCTCCCACTTGAGGCGACCCGACACGACCACCACCGATACCGCGGATATCGCACAAGATGCGAGTTGCACCCGGTTTGCCGTGGCGGTCAGAGTGGCCGCTGCGTTGATTGCAGCGCCGCTCTCGTATACCGCCAGTGCGGTGGCTGTCAGACTGCTGGTGGCGGCTAGGGCAGCGGAGCCGCGCTGTATACGCTCCGCCGAGGCGGTTAGCGTCGCAGCAGCAGACAGTGCTGCAGCTGCGTTCTGTACCCTGTTGGCGGTCGCTGTGAGCGTTGCCGCCGCGTTGAGAGTCGCAGCCCCCTGCTGCACCCTCACCGCACTTGCCGTGACCGTAGCCGCGGCGCTCAACGTAGCCGCACCCTGCTGGATGCGGATACCCGATGCCACCAAGGTGGCGGCAGCGGTTAGTGTGGCTGACCCCTCTTTAGGGTCTATGCCATAGTTACCACGCCCATATAAGCCGCTGCCGTAACCGGCCACGGATTAGGCCAACGTAATGTCAAGATCGCCAGCAGGGACGCGGAACACGTCACCGGAGGCAATCGTCTTGCTCGAGGTCAGGTTGCCGTACGCCAAGAGGTTGCCGCTGGTCAGGTTGTCAAAGATGCCAACCGCAACCACCGTGCCCCACGTCGATCCGGCAGTCGGGAACTCCACAGCAGAGGTATTGCTCGCCGTGTCGTTCACTACCGTAAAGGCAATAGTCTGGCGCGCATAAGACGTGCCAGAGACTTCAGTGCCGCCACCAGTGTCATCCGGCGCGACGGTATACAGCGCCAGATAAAGCGTAGTAGGCGCCGTGTAAGCCGTCGCACCGAAGACGTGCAGCAGCACCTTGTTCTCGAGATAGTTTGAAAAAGCACTCACGGGATAACCCTCGTCGGTTTGACGCCAATGGCAAGACGGCCACCGCTAAATGAGGCACGCTCGTCTTGAATCAGCATGTCGTTGATCGCGCTCTGGTACTGGCTCGCCCACACCGCCATGCGCTCATCGTCGCGCAGGTACGGAGCGGCTTGCAGCAGTGAGCCGTAAAGGTACACATCAGGATGACGCGCCAGCACCCAGTTGGACGTGTTGGCGTCTGACAACTTGGCCAGCGTCGCTACATACGTCAACTCGGCGGCATAGCCAGTATCTGGCGCAGGGAGCACTTCAATCTGATTGCCAATCAGCGCGAAGTATCTTGGAGTGCCGGTGGTGCGATAGATGTACTTCTTGGCATCGAGTTCATCTTCGCTCAAGAACACCAGCGGCTGCACCGGAGCGGTGGCCGTCAACACCAAAGACTTGGCCGCCAGAAAGTCTGACGGCAGCGCAGAAAACGGCGTGTCGAGCGTAGCGCTCGAGCGCTTGACCATCTTCTGCGTCGGCAGCTTGCGCTCAATTTGCGCCTCTGCCAACGAGATGAAGTCAGGGATAACCGATGTCAGGTCATCGCGGTTTAGCCAATCCGCGAGACTAGACTTCAATTCGCTGTATGTGGTTAGTGCCACCTTCTACCTGCTCCTTCATCGCCCACGCACCTTCGTGTGAATATTCAAAGGTGCCGATGTGCTTGACGTGCTGCGAAAGGTCGTGATCCAGAAGTACCTCATACCCGGCCTCTTTGGCCTTGCGGCAGAAGAACACGTCTTCCCCGATGTAGTGGTTGCCAATCGTCGAGTACGGGATCGCAAACCAAGGTGCTTCGATATTCTCAAAAACCTCGCGCTTCACCATCATCACGCCCATGCCGACATAATCCACCGGCTCCAAGCCTTGCGACTCTGGCCCTGTGTATACGCGGTCAATCTTGCCGCCGCCGTCCATCATCGCTACCGGCTTGACCGGCATACGCCTGGTGGCATAGTTAGCGGCCACGATGGGCTTGTCGCGCAGAATCAGGTGCCCGATAGTTTCCTTCGGGAACCGCATGTCTGAATCAAGCCAGAGAAGATAATCCGCCTTCTCCTCGAGTGCTTGACGCGCAAGCTCCATTCTCTGAGAGGCGATCAGAGTTCCGTGCGATGTGTAAAGCATCACGCGGTCGTCTGTTGTCGCGGTATAAAACGACATCGCTCGCGCTAGGTCATAGGCAAACGAGGTCATCACCGTGTCCCTTGCTGGGACTAAAATGGCGACCGAGCGACTCATACGCGCCCCGGTCGTGTTCTAAACAATCTGTTGTCAGGATCGTTGAGCCAGCGCTTCATCGCTGCCGGGTCATCAATGATCCCCTGATTCTTGAGGCGGTAAAACAGTTGCATCGGAATTGAGGCAACTTTCGACCATTCACCCCATTTAGCGCGTTCGTCTACGCTATTAAAACTCGCCTTATTCTTCTCAATCAAGTCGCCGACTTTAAAGACCGTCTCAATCGTGGCCTCATCTTTGTCGGCATCATAGTGCCACCATTTGGTCGTACCCGTTGCCGGGTCATAGTCAAAGAGGCGCTTACCTGATGAATTCATGCAATCCTCAACTCAAGGGCGACGGCACCATTGCCGCCGCCCCGAGTTTATACGACTTTATTAGGTCGTGGTGAGGTCGGCAGCCAAGCCGTGCGCGGCTTCGGTGTTAACCTTCAAGCCCCACTCAACGAGGATCATGCGCTTCTCGGCGTCGCCGGTCTTCGCAAGTTCCACCGTCTGGAAGGGGCGCAGGAACGAAACGCCAGCGTACTCAGGATCAAGCACGAAGGCATCACGCTCACGCTGGAAGCGGTTCGGGACAACCGACACGTTGCCGAAGTCCGAAACATACACGTCAGCAGCGCCGATGATGACACCCGGCTTGTTGCCAACAACTTCCTTGCGGATCTCAGCGATACCGGCAAAGCCAGACACGCGCTGCTTGTTGACAGGGCCTACCATCAGGATCTTCGGCGTACCGCCCGAAGTCCACACCTTCTGGATCACGCTCTTGAGGATCGACTCCGTGAACGTGCGAAGGTTGGCGTCCGTGGCGTCCGTGCGGGTCGCATTCGGCTGCGTGGTGTACGACGGATCAGCACCGCCCGTGCCCTTGTCCGTGTTGGTCTTCAAGAAGGCCAACAACGAACCCGTCTTGCGAAGCGCCGTGCTGGTGCCAGCAGAGCCGCCATCGGCCTTCTGGTTGGTCAGCATGATGCTTTCCATGTCGCGCTTCAACTCAGCCGAGCGCTTGGCGAGCTGGTAGGCCAACTCAGAGCGACGGCCAGCCTTGTCCACCGACTCGAGCGTACCCGACAGGATCAGCGTCTTGCGGCTGACCTGCGTGTAGTTGCCGATACGGGTGGTGGGCGAGGTCGAATCAAACGACGAAACATCGTCACCTTCGATCTGCGCGTTCGTGGTCGAAGCCGCAGCGAGCGAGTCCGTCTGCCACTCAAAATAAGTGTTCTTGACGTTCTCACGGCCGATGTTCGACATGAACGGAGTCTCTTCCGGCGAGATGTTGTAGATAACATTCGACAGGGACTCACGAATACCTTTTGCGTTAAAGGTATCAAACGTATTGCCGGTCTGTGACATGACTAAAAATTCCTCAATCTAAAAATTGCTCAAACACAGCAGCCGCATCACGCGTGCTGCCACTATTGGCGAGTCTAGAAAGAGCGGTCTTAGACGCAACGACTTTGGACGACTGCGGCGTAGATGCGGCGCCAGCCCTCATCGGCTTGGCCTTCTGCATGATCTTCGGGCGCATCTGGTCACGCTTGCTCATCAGCTCGTCGTATAGCATCGCTTTACGAAGAGCAAGAACGGCTCGAGCGTCGTATACGTCCGAAATCTCTTCGACACTAAAGCCGAGTTTTCCGGTTGCGTATTCAACGATCTTCGCCTTCTCGGCACGAGCCTTTTCGACATCGCGCCATTCTGGCAAGGATTCCATCAACTTGGCACGTTCGACCTCTAGGGTCTGCTCTGCCTGCGCCTGTTCTTCCTGCTGCTGTCTCTGCACCAGAGCGGACTTCTGGGCTTGCACCCACGCGGTCTGCTCCTGCCTGGTACGCTGCAATTCGCGCTGTCTCACCCACTCAACCGGGTTCTCTTGATAAAGTCGATCCCAGTCTAGCTCGGGCGGTTGCAGATTGCGAAGCTGCGCATCAAGCGCTTCCAAAGTCTGTGCGTATCGCTGCCGCTCTTGCCGCGCAACCTCTAGCTCCACTTCGGCCTGTTTTCTGGCCTCCGCAATCGCTTGAGTCTTGCGCGTATAGTCTGCGGTGCGTGAGTAGCCCTTCAGCAACTCATCAAGCGGAACCTCAATTTCTTCACCGTCAACTTTGACGCGGAAGGTTTGGCTCGCTTGAGGTGCCTCATCGGCGTCCTCTTCGCTTTCGGTGACTTCCTCGCTATCGACCTCCGACTCGCCATCAGATGCCTCTAGCGCCTCTTCACCCTCATCCACTACTTCAGTTTCAAGCTGCTCGTTTTCGCCTTCATCAGCGGCGAGCATCTGCTCAAAAGCATCCTGTGTGGACTGTATTTTTCCGGGGGGTGTACCCGTGCCGGTTTCACTCATAACTCTATTGTGCAAGATTCAAGCGGACTATTTCCTGCCTGATAACTTGTCGATGTCTCTTTTTGCCATCACGCCGTTCTCAACGACAACGCGAAGGTGGCGCTTAACTTCCTCGAGTAGCGCTACAGCAAGCCACAAGCGCTCACGCTCGTCTGTTTCTGCTGGCTTGCTCTGGCGCCACGCCTTGAGATACTCGCTCTCAAGCGTGTCAAACGCTTCGGCCAGAATAGGATTCTCAAGAAGCTCCTTGGCCTCCGATCCTTTTCTGGCATCAATGTACGGATTTCTTTCGCTCAAGCGAGCAGACCCTTCTTCGGCCTGTTCTTCATCGCCTTCTTGAGCAACTTGCCGCCTTTGTCAGCCTTATTGAACTCTTTGGCTACCTTCATCGGTACGCCAACCTTCTTGGCGAAGCTCTTATCGTGGGCGGCCGCGGCCATAAGGCGAGCCTGTTTCATGGATTTGCTGGGCATTATTCCTCCAATAAACCTTTCTGGCCTCTCTGGCTTTTTGGCGTTGCAGCCGTAACATCAAGCCGTCTGTTTACTTCAGCAAGTCTACTCTCAAGATCTGCACTTTTACGAATATCGCCGACGTTAAATGATGGAGGGTTGGTTTCAAGAGCGGCAAGTTGCCGCCCATATCCTGCCTCTTCAAGCAATCGCCGGTATTTCGGGTCTTTTGTCAGCAGCGTTGCAAAGTCTGCAACACCTCGAATCTTTTCATCGCTAATGACGCCACTGGCGACTAAGTCGCTAATCGTGACATCCTGCCCGCTCTTCAAAAGTTTTTGGCGCTCTTCAACTGCTGGCTTAACGTAAGACCAAACTGTCTCCTGCACCTCTGCCGGAGTCCATTTTCTGCCGGTTGCTTCTTCAAGCACCTTTGCCGCTTGCCGAGCGACAACATTGGCCGCGTAATAACCTGGCCCCTTCATTCCGAGCTTTTCACCGGATGCGGCCTTTCGTGCTGCTCCAGCAAATAGCTGTTGCATCACTCCGTATGCGTTCGCCATCCATGTGTCGTTGGTAACTTCTGCCATGTCTCCAAGAAGGTTTCTCATAAAAGAGTCAACCTTCGGGCCAGAAAGGATCAACCCTTCTGGGTCTGGCGTGGTCAGCGATCGCACGCTGTTGTTCGTCCAAGCATCAAGCACTGACGCTCTGCGAACTAATTCTGCGTTTTGCGGAGACGCATCAGAGAATGCCTGTATGCGCTTCAGCATTCCGCTTTTTGTCTTGGCTTTAATGCCAAGGCGACTGCCGAGTGATTCAAGCTGTGAAAGGCTGCGATCGCTTAATGGAGACTGCTGTACGCTTTCTCCCATGATTCTAATGATTGAATCTCTGTCTTCAGGCCGCCCCGCTGCATTCCAGTTCTTCCAGACGCTCAGTGCGTTTTGCAGGTTGGACTCGACGCTTGTCTGCGGCGACAAAGAAGAGAGGAGAGCGGTAAACCTTGGCGCATCCTCTCCAAATACGGTCTTAATTGCATCGCCGCTAGTGGCATACCAGCCCAGCTTTGCGCGGCCAGCGTAGGCCATCGCCGCAGTATCCTGCGGGTTCATGGTCGGCGTGTCTTGCAGTAGGCCGCCAGTCTTCTGCGCACTCTTTGGCGAGATTTCTTGGAACTCTCGCTCAGTGAGGAACTCTCTTAGCGTTCCATATAGCTGCGGATTGCTCTGCTTCAGAGCTTCAGCCTCTTGCTCCGTAAGTCGAAGCATCTGACCGCTGGGCGCTCTAAACATGCGAGCCGGGTTCAGGAATGACGGCAAGTATTCACCGGCAGCTTGTGGGCTTTGCAGCGCCTCTGAGGCTCGCTGCATTTCCGTCTGGGCCATTTGCGTCAGCATTCCGCGCGGATCGTTTGCGAATGCGCGGCCGACATTGTATGCGCCGAGCAGTCCGCTGCGAACGGTTCCGGTCGGATCTTGAACAAAGCGCTGGCCTAGGTCGATCGCTCCGGTCGCTAGATTGCGGCCAAAGTTATAGACGCCCTGCCCAAACTCGCCAACAGCGGGAGCGCCAGCAATAGCCTCCTCAATAGCTTGCGATTCTGGGTCAAGCAGGCTGCGCCTGCGCGCTCTCATTTCAGCCATCTTTCTGCTTCCTGTAGCGTTCTAGCAAACGCCGCCCCTTGGCCACCGCGCTTGCCTTGTCCCCCTGATGCCCCCACGCCTCAAGACTTAACTTGAGGCGCGTCTTATCCCCATCCGGTTCCACCAAAAGACCCGGCATCGACCCCATGCGGGTAAGGAAACTTCCTTTCCTGCGCAGCTGCTCTGGCGTCTTTGCAGCGCCTTTTACTGGCGCCTTGAGTGTGCCTCCTGTCTGCGCTTTGTACGACGCACGACCTTTGGCGTTGAGGCCGCCAGACTTGCTCTTTCCTTCAGCGCGTTGCCAAGCCGGGGTCTTCACTTACGCTTCTTCGCCGTCTTTGCCGCAGCCTTAAAAGCCGAAGCAGTCGGCGCTCCCTTGGCTCCGGGCTTGCGCATCTTCTCGCCGCTACCGGCAGCGATGCGCTCACGCTTGGCGTGAATGTTGGCGTATAGACCTGCTTTCATGAATTACTCCTAACCGCGACCGCGTTGACGCGCCATGAGTGCAGCTTGACGCGCAGCCGCTAAGTTATCCATCGCACCCATGCTGAACTGTGGCATGGTCGTGGGCGGTTGAGCAACTGGCGCAAACTCAGGCATCTGAGCAACCGGGGTCGGCTGCATGGTCATGCTAAAGGTCGGCTGCTCCGTGTAGAAACGTCCTTCGCCGCCAGTCTCTGGTAGCACTGCCTGAGTCGGTGGCGGCGCAAAGCCCACCGTCTCAACCGGCGCCTGCACCTGACGGCCAGCGCCTTCGTCAAAACCAGCAAAGCCCGGCACAAACAGGTTGAGGTTGGGCGGGATTTGCATAGGCGGCTGAGTCGGCGCGGCAGGCGGAACCATTGGAGGCCGCGGCTGAGGCGCTGGTTGCGGAGCAGCAGGCGTTTGTGCGGCGCCGCGAGACAAGTCCTCGTTTGGCGTGATCTGCGCGGTCGGGCTTGCTGGCGATTGACCCGACAACCCAAGCGCAGCGCGCAGCGCGTCAATGTCCAACTCAAGCCCTTCAAACGGAGATTGTTGGCGCGCGCTTACATTTGCCATTTGGCGGTAATCATCTGCGCCAAAGCCTTGGCCGGTCGTAGCAAACCCGGCTTCGCCGCCAGGCTGCTGCATTCCGCCAAACTGCTCACGACTGCCGCGACGCTGACCGCCGCCAAAGCCGCGACCACCGCCAGCGCCAAACATGGACGTGGCTTGGAACGGATTAAACGACGGCTGGCCATAATACTGACCAAACATGTACTGACCAAAAAGGTCATTGACGTTCGGCTGCATCGGCTGCATGCCGTAGCCGCCAAAGCCGCCGCCAAACTGGCTCATGCCGCCAAACTGACTTACGCCGCCGCCAAACTGTGACGGCAACTGCGAGCCATAGCCGGGCATATATCCGCCCGTATAGTCAGGCATGGCGTTGTATGAGCCAAACATGCTGTAGCCGCCGCCCATGCCGGGGAATCCGCCACCAAAACCACCGCCATATCCACCCATTCCTTGATACGGATCGTAAGAACCGCCAGGAATGAATCCAGACTGCGGCTGGCTCATGCCGTACATGGGACTCATCGCCTGTTGGCGCAGGCCAGAATACAAGTTGCTCATTTTTGCACCTATGCTGTCAAATCATAAAAGGCAAGCGATCCGATTGCAGACCCTGTGCCGCTTAATATCCTGATTGCAACCGTGTACACATCACTAACTCCAGCAATCGTTGCACCAAGTTGCATGTCAAAGTTATATACCAGGTCATTTTGAGCCTGAGCGCCAGACTGGTTGCTTGAGGTGGCGTATTCGTTCAAAACAATATCGCCGCCACTCATTGCCGTTGCAGTCACGTCATAGTCAACACTGATAAATGTTGTCGTATCGTATGACGCGCCAGTCAGCGTTGCATTCCTGATCAGCGCAATCTCATACTCTCCGTTTGATATCGGCAAAACTCTAACTTGTTTAGGAAGCACCACTGACCCAAGAGAGTCAGCAGCGAGCCTAATTGACACAAGCGGCACAAACGTCGTGCCAATGCCTGTCAAAGCTGTTGTACGCCTAGCAACATTCTCAATAGACGTTTGCTCGTATCCACCCTCTGACATCACGCTTGAGCAAATCTGCTTCATGCTTGACGCGCTTGCAGTTGCTGCCGTGTTTTCAATTTCAATTCGCAACGGAAGCGTTGCCGTTTGCATGTACACCTTGGTCACTTCGTTTGCGTTATCAAACGTATGTGCCGTTATGTATTTCCCATCAATGACAAATCCAGCCCGTACTGAACCAACGCCAAGCCACTCAAAATCAATAAACATGATCTGGGCCTTGGTAGTGTCGAGCGTGATTCCGCTGGCACCGCTTCCATCAAGCGGGTCTCCATTCCAAGATGACTGAACCACCTTTCTGGTATCGTCAACAGATCCTCCGGTATATGTTCTGATAGTAAATGACAGTTCAGTGCCATTTCTCTGCAGAAACAAACCGTTGTTGGAATCAAAGTACCCAACACGCTGGCGAAGGTTGGACTTGCCCTCGTTAAACAAAAAGGTTGTTAATACCAAAAGACCTTTTCCAGGTTGATACGGAAAATATCTTTTTGTTTGCCTAACAGCTTTATCTCCAGATGCGGTTGTCACCGCAAGGCTGACCGCTGATTCATTAGTCAAAAACGTAGAAGTTGCAGAGCCAGTCAGTGATGTATCAAAAGACGGATCTGCGGCATAACGGTTTTGACTATCAAATAGCGTAAACGGCTGCGACACGCGCAACCGTCCAAAAGCGTCAAAGTTGTTTTTGCTTAGTAAATTCAAGTTTGTCAAACTGTTGATAAATTTAACTATCTCAAGCTGGTTGTTGCTAAGTATTGATAAGTACAGCTTGAGTTGATTGTTTATCTGGTTGTGATACTGCGGAGCATACGCCGCTGGCGCCACGTTTGGGTTTGGCGGATTTGGGACGATAAGCTCTTGCATGGCATTACATTGCCTGCGGCTGAATCGGCGGCATCTGAGGCGCAGGCCCAATCTCAGGGATCACAGGCTGCTGCACGCTCGGCGTCGCAGTGCGCGGCGCGCTCATCATGGCGCGGATTGTTTCCACATCCACTGCCGTGCCGCTCTTCAACTGGATCTCATACGCGCGCAGCATCAAGTCCGCTTCCTGCTTGTCTCGAGCGCGGTCATCCTCGAGAAGCATGGCCTGACGCTTCAGCTCCAACTCTGCCTGTTTGTTCTGGATGTCAGCCATGATCTTCTGCTGCTCAACTTGCGCCAAGATCATCGCCGGATCTGGCGGCGGCGGAGGCGGAGGCGGCGGAGGCGGCTGGTTCTGCGGATTCAAGAAGAACTCATCCGGGTTCTTAAAGCCGGACAGCTCAGCAAGACGCGCAAGCGTGTTGCGGTACTGCTGCGGCGTCACCATCGGATTCTGCGGCCCCATCATCTGCAGGACTTGCTCCTGCTTCTGGGATATTGAGGTCAGCACGGCAATCTTTTGCTCGTCCGTGCCGCCACCGAGTGCCACGTCAATCTCCACGTCCATCTCAGCATCCCAAGAGCGCGGATCAATCGGCACCCACTGATTGCGAAGGCGCACCACCCGCGGGCGATCTTGGTTTTCAACGACCAGCTTGAGAATGCCTTTGAACAAGGCGCGCATCCCGGTTTCTGCGAAGATCCGGGCTATCAGCTCAAGATGTTGCTGGGCAGCGCTGACGGTCGCGGCAACTGCCGCGCGGGTGGTGCTCTGTAGCGCATCGGCCTGCAAGCCCATAGCGGCCTTGCTCATCCCGGTGCGCGTCTCGCGTACTTCATCCAAGTACCCGAGCATTGGAAATGCGGCCTGTCCCACAAACGGGACAGCAAACGGCTGAACCATGCCAGGCTGGCGCATACGAATCACGCCACCGACTTCGGTGTTCAGCACGTCATCCATGTTGGCCTGACCCTCAACGACACCCACTCGAGGGTGAATCGCAAGCGAGAGCGAGTCCAGCATGTTACGCATGACGGCAGACTTGATGCGCTGCAGGTCTGCGGTCATGTCAAAGATGGAAAGCCCGATCAAAGCGTGTGGCTCTGGATCTGGGCAGAAGAGCGCAAACGGGCGATGCGAGCAAGGCTCGTTCATCACCATCTTGTATGACGGGCCGATGGTGCAGACTTTGCGCAACTCAGCGATGCCGTCGCGGTCATAATCCACGCGCATGTAGGCTTCGACATACAGCACGCGCTTATCGTCTTGCGTTCCACCCGGGCCGTAAGACTCTGCGTAAGGATTACGCGCGATGTACTCATCGTTTGAGTCCAACTCATACGCACCCATTTGAGCGCGCACTTCTTCCTCGTCGTAACCCAACGCCACCAAGTCAGAGACGCGCATCATGCGGCGGTGCGCCACCACCACCGAATCCTCAACCGAGCGCGCACGGCGGTCGATCAAAAACTCTTCGGGCGGCACTGCCTCAACTTGTACGCGGCCAGACTTATACTCGCGCTTAAGTTCGAGGTTGTAAATCTGCGGCACCGGCAACGGCATGCCCGTCATCGGGTCAACCACCGGCTGCCCGGTCATCGGGTCAACGGGCGGCTGGTACGAGGGGTCATCCATTGACTCAATGGCACTTCCCACCACGTCACGCTCGGAGAGCAGGACGGTCAGGGCGGACTCATCAAGGCCGGTGTAGTGCTCGGTCTTAACCTCGACCTTCTCTTCCCAGTAATACTTGGCCACGCCAAGCGCACCGCGTAGCGCATCCTTGAAAACGCTGTGGCAAAGCAAAAACCCGTTGTTGTCGTTCTGGAAAATCCAGTTGACGTAATCGGTCGCCTGCTCGGCGCTGGCAATGTCTTCCGCCCCACGCGGCACAAACTGCACCACGCGGTTGGAACCGAAAAACACCTTCATCAACGACGGCATGATGCCGTTGATGGTGTCGCGCACATCGGTGCTGACTACCTGCGAGCGCCCCTCTTCCTCGTTACCAAACGGTTCGCCGCGGTAATACTGGATGGCACGGGCACGAACCGGCGACAACTCAGCATCAATAAACGATACGGCGTCGGTCAGCTCTCCGGCAACAAGTGCCTCAAGTTCCGCATCGTCCATAGGCTCAAAGCCGCCCATGGCGATCTCGGTTTGCTCAATGATGGAACCGTCTTGGTTATACATAAAACCGGCACCCGTGCCGAAAGAATCCCTCCTCTATTGTCACGCGAGAAGAGACGCAATCTGATTTTTTGCTAAAGACACCAGCCACGCCTCGCGGTCTTTCACTCCGAATGACATGACATACCGCCCATCGTGCTCCACAAGGCCAGAGCAAAACTCAATTTGCTTGCCCTTGAAGTAAAACTCACGCCCTGCGTGCAGTGGCTCATAATTTGAGCCATAGGTGACAAGGCGGTGGACGTAATACACCCGGTTGCGCTCCTTGCGGCGCTGGTGCACTACCGAAAGCCACCCGTCACCGTAGCGGATCAACTGCGAACCGCCAGACCAGCGCTCTAAGTCATGGAAGCCGCCTAGGTACAGACGGCGGCGGTGCGGGGCGATCTCATACGATTCCGATGGGTGATGAGCATAGACCACACAAAGGCGGTCAGAGTTCACACACGGCGCCCAGTTTTTCTCCATTTCGCGGCCATACGGGCTGTGCAGGAACTCCAGATGCGATACCCGAGCGCCGTCCAACTTGCACAGCGCCATCGTCGTGCGTACTCGAGGGCCGTGGTGCAGGGCGCTGCAGGTAAACCACCAAGCGCCTTGCCAGTACAGCAAGCGTCCATCCTCTAGCCCATCACGCGCTGGCATCCGAGTGTGGCGCACGTCCAGATCGTCCACCCACTTAGGCGTGCCTGGCTTTAGGTCAGCGCCAACCGGCACCAAGTAATTGCGCGTATTGGGCGCCGAATCGCCGCGGAACCAGATGCCATCCTCATCGCCTAGCTCATAATTGACCGTGCGCACCAAGCACTGCAAAAACCCGTCATCGTCTTTGGTGATTGACGGGTTACACGGAGAATACTGCTCGCTCGGTATCTCAATGCGCGAGAAGGTGGACGGAGGCAGGTGATCCGATAAGACTACGCCGCCTTCGGCGGCGGGGAACCCTTCGGCGGCTCGGGCGGCTTCTTTGGCTCCGGCTTCTGCGGCGCTTTCTTGTCTAGGCGCTTCTGAAACTGCAGCACGTCGCTTGGCTTTAACATTCATCTCTCCCTCACATGTGTATGGTTGACGGCATCGGCACCGCTAGATCTTGCGTGGCCTGCGTTACCAGCGGCGGCGTTGCGGTCAACACGCGCAGGTGAGGCAGGGCGTACCACTCGAGCAGAATATCCACCGGCGTGTTGGCCGGTTTCGTGTACTGCTGCAAGGTGGGTATGGCACGGCGGCGATGCCAAATGGCTGCCGTGCAAAGCGGGTACTTTGTCTCGCGTAAGTTTTCGGACTCTTTCTTGCTCGGCTTGTCGGCAGTGCAACAGGAGTTCAAATATACCAAGTCGCACCACTCTGGAATCTCGGAGCGGATCTGCGCCCAGCGCTCGTTAAAGTTGTCAGGCAGTATGAAGTCATCCTCAAAAATCACAAACTCCTCGTGACCCTCGCGCCATGCAATCTGCCACGCGATGTGCCACGACAACACCAAGCAAGTCGCGCCTCGAGTCACATAGTAGTCGGTGTGCATCGGAATCTCTGACTTGACCTGCATGGTCTTGCCAAAGATGCCTTGGATAAAGTCCAACTCAATGCCAGCCTTCGCCGCTTGCTGGCGTGCGTGCTCTGTGCGCTCTGGCGTCTCGGCCAGAGTAATGCAGTAATACTTCACAAGCCCCTCACAAAGAACAACAACGTCGGCCGCCCCCAACTAGACCCCTGCCGCTTGTCCGTCTCTCGAAACATGCAGGAGGTGATCCAGTCACACTTGAAGCCGTTTTCGCCAAAGCGCTCGATCCAATAATCCGTCGTTTGCTCGTTGACGTGGTGGTGGCCGCCCTGCCCCGGCACGGCGTGGCACATCAGCACATACTTGCAGCGGTGCAGCGTCTTAAACCAATTCTGCTCGCACTTCTGGTCTACATGCTCCACAAACTCGGTGCAGATGCCAAGGTCATACTCGCGCTCTGGATCGTATGCGCCTTTCTCGTAATCGTTCGCCACGAGAATCTCTTTGACCGGACTTTCGGCAAGCGGGATCGGGTGGCCTTCCACGCCGCGCGCATCAAAGCCTAGGTCGTGCCACCATTTGATGTTCCAGCCCATGCCAGCGCCCACATCAATCACCGACTTGATGCCGTAGTGCAGCGCAATATATCCCCAAATGTCAGGCATCCACGTCGCGCGGTCGCCCTCTGGAATATAGCCGCCGAGATGGTCGATGCTCATACGATTCCCCTCACCTGCCGCTTGACCGGCTTGTTCCAAACGTTGGTGTATCCACTGCTCGCCGTGGCGGCGTCCGCTGCAAAGGTCAGCACGAAGGCGTCAGCCACGTCAGGCGACACTAACCCTCGCCGCTTCATGTCATCCTTGCTCTCGAGTTTCAACTTGCCGTTGCTCATAAACGAGTAACGCGGCGAAGATAGTTCATTGACCAGTCGCTCGTCACGCGGCAGTTTGCAGTCGCGCGCCTCTAACCACGCCTTCGCCTTGCTCCACAACTCAGCGCGCAGGTTGGCGTACTGCGCCTTAAGCGCTGGCGACTCACCGACGTTGATGCCGCGGGCGGGAAGTTTCAACTCGCGTAATCGATCGACTACACCTGCGCCAAGGCCGATGCTGTCCACCAAAATCTCGACCGGGCGATTCTTGAAGTCGCAGCTCTCCCACTCGTGCAGCACGGCGCCGGTGAGCGACATCAGGTCAAGGTTCTTCCACGTCTTGATCGTCTCTGGCACCACGTTGGCCTGGCGCTTACAGAGCGCAGAGGAGTCGGTTCCAAAGCGCGCCACGTCCAAGCCCCAGAGGATGGGGGCGCCGGGGTTCTGTACCACGTCACGGTCGATGGCCGCCTGCGCCAGTTCCAGACTGATCAACGTATCGTCATCGGCCAGCGGGAACTCACCGAGCACGCGTACCCGGAAGGCGTTAGACCCCTCGCCGTACCGAGCGCGCATTTCTGCAACGTACTCGTCCGACACGCGCGGCGAGTCTAGGCAAGAGACGTGCAAGTTTTTCCACTCGCCGGAGAGGCGGTGGAAAGTGTCGTAAAAGTACCCCTGGGTGCGGGTGGGGTTGCCGAGTAGCAGCGTGGTGGCATTGTGGCCGGACATACTGCCGCCCGCGGACTCAAAAACCGCCTCCGATACGCCGGGGGCTTCGTCCACCACCAGCAGCACCCACTCTGCGTGGATACCCTGCAGGGCGTCGGGCTGCTCGGCGCGGCTGGTGCGGGCGGAGATGAATGCCTCTTCCGGGCTGGCTTTTAATTCAATACGGTCGGACTTGATCTCGAGCAAGTCCCCTATGGCGGGGGGTAGCAGCTTGGCCCAGCGGCGGCATTCTCCGAAAAGCGCGTCGAACAACTGGCTGGCTGTGGGGGCGGTGACGACCACCTTGACGGGTACGCGGGTGAGCATGAACCAGAGCATGGCCCACGAGGCGGCAGTGGACTTTCCCGTTCCGTGGCCCGATCTAACGGATACCTTGCGCTCATTCGCAGCCAGAAGCCCTAGGAGCTGCTTTTGCCATGGGTCTGGTGTGACCCCTAGCACCTCTGTCACAAACGCCACAGGATCGCTGTGGTAGCGTTTTACGAAGTCCAGATATGGGTTCTGCATTTTTTTCGGATCGGCCTATGTGGGGTTACGCAAGCGCCCGCCCCCGGCAGGGGGTACACCCGGGGGGGGGTCAGTTGCGAATCGGTCGCATTTGAGCGGGAATTCACAGGTTTTGCACAGGTTATCCACAATTTAACATAATGGGTATTATACGAACTACGATTGCGCGGCCTTGCGAATCAATGACTTACGCGCGCTCGACTGCGCGACCGTCGCGCGATGCGTGATTATGCGCATGACCGTGCATAAACCGAGTGTTATGTTATAACGTAACATCAGTCTTTAGTGTCACGCGCGCCAGCAATCGACCGCGTCGCTGTGTCGGAAGTACCGTTTTGTGGCTCAACGTGAGCAACTGTTCGCATCAAGTCACGCACCGCTTGCAAGTGTAGTTGCGTCGTGTCAGTCAGCTTGATGTCCTGCTGAATCTTGTTACCCCAACGCTTCGCATCCATTCGCTCTGCAAGCCACTGACGCGCACCGATGCTGACCTTCGCCGCATTCGGGTCGATCTGCTCCATCTCAACCTTCTCGGCCAACTGCTCAATGCGCTCTGCATTGGCAAGCGCTCGAGCGTTACGGATCAGTTCGTATTTCTCATTTAGCGCTGGATCTTTCTGGATACGATCAAACAGCACAGAGTACGGAACGATGCTGCCATCGCCAGTAAACGACCGCAGAGAATGTCCGTCGCCCAAATGAATCCAGAGTTGATCCCAGAAGTCCTGAGTGCTCATCAACTCTTGCGCCTTCTGCCTCTTGGCTCGTTTGATTGGTGTCCCTGCCATCAGTCATCACTCACATGCACATAGGTTGAAACGTCTTCATAGTCCATGTCGTAGTCAGTCAGTCCAACCACGTCAAAGTTGCTGTAAGACTTCTTTGGCTTCTCCTCCTGCAAATGCTTGCGCATGTTGCGAGGTATCGGCTTGTTCTTGATCTCGTCAGCGTAAACCCGTCGCCAGACTTTCTCTGCAGTCGTGAACCTAAACCCGCAGGTCAGGCATTCTCTGCGACGGCGCGCTTCCGTTGGAAACTGGTAGACCTTCACGACCTCTGAAGGCTTAGCGCACTTCGGGCACTTCATCTGTCTGGTAACTCTTTCTTGGCCATCTTCATCCAGTCTTCAAGGCGCTGGATCACAAGAAACTCACGCTTGTCACCGCGGCACACAACCACCGGCACCTCATAAGGCGCACAGGCTGCAACTGCCTGGTCAACCCACTCGTAGACCGCGATGGACTTACGGCGCTTCACCTCGAGCACAAACTGCCCAAGGCGAATATCGCAGCCACCATCACGAGCCTGCCCCAGCTCACGCTTAACCACCCAGCCCGTACCGGATGCGATCTTCTCGCATACCTCGCGCTCGGTTTCGGCTCCGCGTTCTCTTTGTCGCTTACCCATTCACCACCCCGCTGTAATTCTGCCAAGGTCAACCGCCTTGCATAGTTCTGCGATCAATGGCCGCACCCTGCGGCGCAAAGACTTGCTCACTCGGCGTTGCATCCTACGCTTATCAGCATGACGCCAATAGTAGGCTTGATGGTACTCCTTGCGAGACTTCTTTGGCTTAGACTGCCAGCCGTCAGGCTGTCTTGCCAAGTCCACGGCGTTGCAGACGATAGCGACCACGGCGTTCTGTTCTCGAGTCTGGATAGACCATGCCTGCACCTGTTCCTGCGTGTAGCCTTTCCGTCTCGCAGAATTCTTGTGGTAGTTGTGCGGCTTGCCTCCCGTACTTTGGGTGCCGCAGATCGGGCAGTTACTTCTTGGCATACTTGCTCTTCCAGTCGTGGATCTTGTTGTACCGCTTCTCCTCGCCGTACTTAGCCTCCTCGGCAAAGTCCGCCGCCTCTTGAAACGTCTTGAACGTCCCCAGGCTTTTCGGGATCACAGCGCCAGACTTCCCACGCTGCCAGAGCGTGTAGTCCGTCACCCCGTTGATAGTCTGCTGCCGGATACTGAACCGCCCACAGGCTGTCGTGTTTCCCCAAAAGGGCGCCTCTTGCCAAACCAGCGGCCCGAGCAAGTTGATCTCGCCCTGGCTCATGGCTCCCACCCCGGACGCTTACCGACCTCGCCGAGTTGGTCAGAGTAGTGGACTAACCTTGCACCGAAGTGCTGTTGGAAAGTCTTCATCAACTGATAGTCACCTTCGCCCATCTGTTCGAGCATCCTCTTGGCTAGTGGCGTATCTGCAACATGTTGCGCCAGCGCAACACCTTTAGGCTTACCTGCTTTGTACTTCATACCAACTCGTCATGTCCGTGGGTCATGTCCGAATGTCCGAGTCCTAAAGGACTCTCGGACATTTTCGGACATACATGACCGTCCGAAAATGACTGGATCGGACATTTTCGGACATTTTCGGACATCACGGTTCCCCCAGAATAGAGCCACCCACAGTGGCCTTTAGGAAGGGCGACAGCATCAACTTTTCGACCGCATCGTGGACAGACTGCCGCGCTACCCCACACTCCCGACCGATCTGGCGCATCTCCTCGACCGTCCAAACGAGTGGCGTATCAGACGCCTTCTGACGTTCTCGGAGCGCATACAGGATCGTCCGTTGCGCCTTGCCCTGGGGCGAATGAGCCACCGCTGGCTTGCCCGGTGCGCTCGTCTCCTTCATCACCAGCGACTTGACCGCCTCGCCATACTTGTCGATGCGCCCGAGCGGAACCTCCACCGCCTCGTATCCCAAGGGCGACAGACTGGCCGTATCCTTGAACCGCTCACGGCTCACCGCCACCACCATCGCCTGCGCATCTGGCCGCTCGACGATGTACTCGGCGTCAGGGTTGGCCATCAGCGCGCTGGCGCCTCGTGGCCGCTTGGCATCGCCGTGCCCGCTGTGCGCCACGAGCAATACCGTGGCCGTGTATCGCTCACGCAGCCCAATGGTGAGTTTAGAGAGATACTCGGCCACCTCTTGGTTCGAGTTCTCATCAAGGCCAGCACTGAACTTGCTGAAGGTGTCCACGATCACGAGCGCTGGCCGAATGCCTGCCTGGTCGATAGCCTCCTGCAAGTCCTGCATGTCCTGCTCGGCGTTCAAATTGGCAACAGACTCGAGCGCCAGCACGTTCAACTCGTCGATGCTGCGCCCCTTGCCGTGCTCCTGCATCCACGCCTCGGCGCGGCGGCCAAGGCCTGCGCCTTCGCCCGACAGGATCACCACCGGGTTGTCGGCCATCGCAATTCGCATCGCCCAGTCGAGTGCAATGAACGACTTGAAACTGGCTCTCGGGCCAGCGAGCACGGCCAGCACATTGGCCTCGAGTACATTGTGGATCAGCCACGTCGCCTCTCGCCGCTCCGTAACAATCTCGGCCACGGAACGCAGCACGAGCTTGCGCCGTGTGCTGCTCGGCGCGCTGATCGTCGCATTCATAACGGCTGGCGTTACGATTTCGCGGATCATCCCGCGCGCCTCTGGCACATCGTCATAGTCCATCGGCGGCTCCTCCCGCTTTGGCGCACCGAGCCGCACCGCCTCTGGCACATTCACCCAGCCCTGCGCCTTGGCCGCATTAAAGAGGCTGCCGAGCGTCACGCCGCGGCCACGGTCAAGGTGGAACGACTGCCAGCGATACTCCATGTCTGCGCGCCCGGCGTAATTGTCCGGCAGTTCGCCAGTGATACCACCGCTTGCCCACGCATCCCACAGGTCTAAGCCGTCATCGGCGCCGCCACTGGCGTAGTGCAGCGCCATGCCTACCATCAGCCACGAGTCGTATGGCGCCGGGTCGATGTACGAGAGTGCCTCAGTGATGCGCGGCAGGTCGCGCTGGAAGTCGCCACTGGTGCCAGGCTTCGGCGGTAGTTTCGCCGCAAGTTCTGCGGGCAATTCCAAGTCCATTCGCCGCTCGTCAATCAGCCCTGCTGGTAACGACTTGATGTCGCCCATGGGGCCGCTCTGCCCGTAGTGCAGCGGCCACCAGATGATGTACCCGCCCTCGGCGCGGATGTCGAGGCCGTCGCGGCGCACCTTGCCGAGCGTGACGGAAACGCCGCCGCGGATCTTGACACCCGCTGGCGTCGAAAAGATGTAGTGCCTGCCGCCGCTACCGCCGCCGGTCTGGTGTACCCGAGTGGTTAGAAGAATGCTTTGATTTTCGCCCAGCCAGTCTTGAGCGCTTGACCCAGCCTTGCTGGTATCGAAGTCGATGACGGCAAGCCCGGTGCGGCTGCCGGTTGGAACCCCAACGAGTGCGTCAGGGTGACTGGCCCAGAATCGACGAATCTGCGCCTCGTCTTGCGTGGCGTCTTTGAATCCGTTTCTGGTAAGCGGGCTTTTGGCTTTGAGCGTGCGCCCTTCTTGATCTGTTTCATCTTTCCTCCTGCATGGAAATACGGGGTACTTCTTCGCCAGCTCGAGGATACGCTCGACTGGCACGATAGCGGTGAGTTCTGGTTTCATGGGTACAAATCCGGTCGCAGCTTCTGCCGAGACACCCCGCTTGCGACCTCGAGCGGAATGGCCTTTAGGGCAGGCACCCTACCCCTTTTTACCCAATACTGCACCGCCTGCTGGCTGACGCCTAGCTTCTTGGCCGTGGCCGTTTGTCCGCCCAGTATGTCCACGGCGTGGAGCAGGGCTATTGATTCGCTGGTTGGCTTTTTCATAACCGACAAACCTACCTTGTGCCTGTTTTGGGGTCAAGCGAATTATTTTCACAAATAGGGCTTGTGTTCTGTTTTGCCGCTTGCTACATTCTTATCTCCCCGGCAGGGTGCCGGACGAAGCGATCAAAGGAGACTAAAATGTTTGACAAGTACGCAGAGCACCTTCAAGACAGCGTCATCGACAACAGCCGATTTGACGGTTTCGATCGTGGCGACCTTGGAAACGACGAGCCAGAAAACATTGAGATCGTTATTGGCCGTATGCGCTGCTGGCACGGCAAGGTTGAGGTTGTGGAAGTCAGCACTCTCACAGGCTCCGATTATTATGTTCGCGTCAACGATCGCATGGTTACCGATTTCATGGAGCGCGATCGCGCAATTCGAGTCGGTCGCTGGTGGGTAAACGGAGCGGCGGCCTAATGGCCGCCAAGGAGTCAACCATGCCAACCCTAAAAGACCTAGAAAACGCCCTTCGCAAACACGACTGGTTCCACGAATACAGCGACGATCACCGCGTGTGGAAGCGTGGCGTCGAAGAGTGGGAAGCCATCCGCGCCATGTACATGGAACTGCGCGACGCCGGACAAGGTGACGCTGCAGAGACAATGATCAAAGACATGACGAAGGAGATGACCCGTGTTTGATTACTTCATGCTCACGCCCGCAGAGATTGCAGAGGCTTGGTTCGTCGTGAAGGCTTGCGGTGTCATCGCAGTGCTGTCCGTCATCACCTGCATTGGCGAGCGCATCATTGTGCGCATGGGTAAGTGATGCGCTGGCTTATCAACATCATCCGCCGGCTGCAACGCAACCGGCAACATATTTGGCGGCAGGTTCCCCCGCCAAACTGGCGCTCCAGTCGGGGCGGCAGAGATTTCTGGTGAACCGTTATTAAAGGAAAACGAAGGAGACTTTATTTATGAGCATTTTCGTATCAGCATCAGCCGGTGGTAACTATCCCGAGCGCAAGCCGCTCGAGGCCGGCGCCTATGCCGCAGTTTGTGACATGGTTGTAGACCTTGGCGTGCAGGCCTCGCCCGGCGGTCAGTTTGCGCCCAAGCGCACGCTGCTGCTGCGCTTCCAGATTCCAAGCGAGCGTGTTGAGATCACCAAGGATGGCGAAACCAAGAGTCTGCCTGCCGTGATCAGCCGCACCGTTGGCCTAAGCCTTAACGAGAAGGCGACTCTGCGCCAGTTGCTGCAATCGTGGCGTGGTCGTGCCTTCACCCCGGACGAACTCAAGAAGTTTGACCTGGTGAACGTGTTAGGAAAGCCCGCTTTTATTAACGTAACGCACAGCGTTAAAGGCGAAAAGACCTACGCCAACCTGACCAGCATCATGCCGCTGCCGAAGGGCATGACGCCACCGGCGCTCGAGGGCGATGCGCTTTGGTACACACCAGACGCACCGAATCCCGACACGTTCGACAAGTTGCCGACATGGGTGCAGGACAAGATCGCAGCACGCATTGTGGAAGCGCCAGTGCTTCCGAAGGCGCCCGCTGCGGCCAAGCCTGCCGCTGCGCCGGTAGTTGAAGAAGCCTTCAAAGACGACGATCTGAGCTTCTGATGGCTACCGCACGATATGGCTACAAACTGGCGGACGGCACGAAAGTGCCGTCTGTCACCACTATTCTAAAAATCAAAGACCCCGGTGCGTTGTTGAATTGGGCATACAAGACTGGCCGCGCACATGGCGTGCTGGAAGGATCGGGCAAGGATGCCCCGGCTGGCTTGTATGACGGCAACGATGCGCTGCCCATCGGGACGTGCGTCCACGAGATGTGCGAGGTCTTTGTAAAAGGTGGCGACCCGATGCGCCACCTTGAGGAGACGATGGAGAAGGTGAAGACGCTAGACCCTGCTGCGTTCCGTGCGCAGGTGGTCAGCGCCTACAGTGCCTTTGAGTTTTGGTGCAAGGGCACGCAGCTCGAGATCATCGACTGCGAGGTGCCGGTGTTGTCCGAGACGCACCGCTACGGCGGCACGCTCGACTTCATTGGCAAGCTCAACGGCAAGTTAGTGCTGGGCGACTTCAAGACTTCGGGCGGCGTCTACCCTGAGTACCTGATCCAGTTGGTAGCGTATGCCAAGGCTTACGAGGAGTGCACCGGCAACAAGATCAACGGCGGGTACCACTTGCTGCGCTTCAGCAAGGAGAATGGTGACTTCGGCCACCACTTCTACCCGTCGCTGGATGACGATGCTTGGCCAGCGTTCTTGAACTTGCGTTCGCTGTATGACTTAAACGAGAAACTCAAGAAGAGGGCATCATGAAAAAAGAAGATAGTTTTCTTGACTGGGTATCATACGGCGGCGCCATCATCGCCGTGATGTGCCTAGCATTGATCGGTGCCGCCGTTGGCGGTGCCATCTTTGGCGTGTTCGTTAAGACCATGATGTGGGTGGCGCGATGAGTTACTCCGACTTTCATGCTGATGACTTTGGGGCGATTCTTCGCGGAGAACAAGACGAGGATGTGGTCAACAATCCGAGCCACTACAAACTCGAGATTGACGGCCAGCAGTTTGAGGCTATCGACGTGATCAAGGCGGTAGTGGGCGACGAGGGATTCGTCGCCTACTGCCACGCCTCTGCGCTGAAGTACCTTTGCCGCGCTGGTCGTAAGGCTGGCAACGCAACGGCGCAGGACTTCCGCAAGGCGGCGTGGTTCTTGACCGCGGGCGCGCACAAGTTGGATGACATGATCGACGATCAGATGCTGGATGACTGCCGCCAGCGGATCACGCGCGAGCAGGTTATCGACATCTGGAACCAAGACCGGCTGCAGGACGCGCTGGACATTGGCCGCAAGATCAACGAGGGTGAATACTGATGCAAAGGGCAGCGTCACGATATAACCCGACGCTGACGTTTGAGCAGTACCAGGTGCTGCTCGAGCGTAAGCGCCTAGCGCACGCGGATGGCGAGCGATTGAAGTACAAAGACTTGATGCGCGACTGGGGCGTGAAGCAATACGCGCTGGCCACGGCGGTGCAGCGTGGCATAAAGCAATACGATTACAAAATATGGAAGGCATCAAAAAATGACAATCGACAACTTTAGCGACGGCGGATCATGGCGCCGTGAGATGCTGGCAAGGCCACTGAGCGTGAGCCAGTTGCGTGAAATTATCAGCGAGTTGGAACATGCGCTAACTGTTGAGCGCAGCCGCACGTCTGCGATGGTGAGCGAGTTGGCCGCGGCGACTGCTCGAGAGATGGAGCTACGCGCTGCGCTTGAGCACGCTAGCCGTATTTTCGGCGCAGGTAGTCCATCCGAAGCGGCATCAGGTCATAGTCGCCCTTCTTGACGCCATTAAGTACGACTATCCCGTTCCACTCGCTTGTCTGTACATCGTCCGGGCGATAGCCCTCGTTCTCGAGGTAAAAGCGCCCGGCGACGAGACCGTGCTTAACGTGGTCAGGGTATTGCTTGCTGGCGTACAGGAAGCCCTGCTGGTGACCCTGCACGAATGACTTGCCGATGTTGTTAAGGCGGCTGACGATGGTGCCGCCGATGGGCTTACCGCTAAACGGGTTTGGGAAGTAATGGCAGTAAGCGATCCCATCAATCTCTACGATCTTTAGGAATCGGTGCCGCTCCCAGTCCAACGTCTGGCAGTTCTGCGAGCCGATAATGCCCTGCCACTTGGGGTCATTCTTGGCGATACGGTTCGCGCGGTTCTCGTGGTTGCCCTCGAGGAATACTTTGCGCGGCTTCCACGTCTTGCTGCGTGACTTCTTAAAGTAAGAATTTAGAAGACGGAAAGCCTCGTTCCCGGCGTCCACGTCAGCCTGATAGCGCGCACCTTCTAACTCTGCGCTGCCCTTCTCTGCGTGGCTGTTGAGGCTCGGGAAGTCCCACCAGTCCCCAAGACACACCACCACGTCAGGGCGATACTCGAGGATCGCCTCGCCTGCCCAGTGTATGTGCGCCGTGTTGGACTCTGGCCGAATCTGTGTGTCAGGGATGATGAGGTGGCGTTTCATTCCATGGTGGTCAGCATCTGCTGGAGCAGGTGGCCGAGTCGGTCAACGAGTTGCTCGTCGCGCGACAGGTCATCGTGTCCTGCTATGTCCAGCATCGCGTGTATTGCCTCGTGGCAAAATACTTGCTGACGATTAGATCCTTTGCAGCTTGATAGGAGTTCGATCTTGTAGTCGCCGGGTAGCCAGATCCCGACGCAATTCTTGCCGTGCTTCCACTTGCGCGGCGTGATGACGTTGACCGCGATCGTGTGCCCTGCGAGCTGGAACTGCTTCGGCACGCCATCGCTGCGCGGCGTCATGGCAGCAAGGCCGCTTCCGCTTTTCGGCGACGCACCAGCCCGGGCAGTTCGCGACCGCCCGCTTTTGTCCATCGCATCAACTGCTGCCTTGCCTCGTCCCACTGTTCTGCCTCCACTCGTTTGCGTAACGTGCTGGCTCGATATCTCGGGACACCGAGATTGTAAGCAAAATCAATGACTGCTGCCAAAGCCCTCGGGTGCTTTATCAAGTTTGGCGATGTTCTCAACACCCCTGCGCCGTAGTTGTTCCGCAGTTCGGACAAAAGCCACTGGTCGGCCAATTCACGGCTGATAGGTTTATCATCCGTTGATACTTTAGTGCCATCCGGCTTGTAGACCGTCCCGTACCCGATGGTGGGATACCCAGCCGGGCAGATGTAAGGCTTCGCACTGAAGCCCTCAAAGTGTCTGCAGAGGTCAGCGGCTAGTGTGAGCGCCTCATCGAGTGCGTTCATAGACCCGACCGACAAACCAGAAACTGATGATCATGTTAAGTACAGCCATGTCATCGGCGCCCCAGATTGTGGTGGCCACTTGCTTCCAATCGCCGTTTTGCTCGAGTGCAATTAAGAATGAGGCCACCTTCACCGCGGCGTAAGCGCCAATGAAGAGATAGGTGGTCAGAGGTCGCACCAGCGCAGAGATAGCAGCCACGATAGATCCAGCGGCCTGTGCGGTAGCGCTCTGCTCCTTAAAGGCTTGCTCGATGGCGCTAACTTCAGCCATCGTCATCTGCGCCTCAGTCTGCTTCATGGCAATCTCGCCCTTCACCTGGGCGAACTTCATCTCTGCCTCAAGCATCTTGAGCTCGTGGCCGCGCTCGTTCTTGGCGTCAAAGAATTTTAGCGCCTCTGGAGCCAATCGCAGAAGGCCACCAAACACGCCGCCGAGTAGGGTTTCCATCATGGTCATTTCCCCTTATTTATCAGGTCAAATAAAGTCTTGATCTTGTCTTCCAGCACTGCCACTCGCAGATCCAACTTCGACAACACGATGATCAGCGTGATCAGCGCCAGAATGACTGGCCATGCGCGGGTGAAGATCTCGAAGAGTTCCATGCGCTTACTTCCTTTCTTCTTGCGAAAGCAACCCCGGCAGTCTTCCACCAAATTGGACAGACTGCGCTTTTTTGGCTTCCCGCGCTGCCGTCTCTCGTAGCAGTCGCTGGTCTTCCAAATCAAGACGATCAAGTATCTGCATCTGCTGCTGCGGGTTCATTTCCGTCAGCATACGCGCCATGTCTGCTCGAGCGTTCGGAGTAAGTCCACGCAGGCGACCGCCAGCAAGATTTAGCAGCGTCAAGAACCGAGACGCTGCATTCCCCATGGCGAATTGAGCGACCTGTTCGGTGCGCGCCAACTGGTCAACACCGGCGCCAGCGGCTGCAGAAGTGCGTGCAGTTCTGGAGCCAATATTCGGGTTGATGTTTCTTGCAAAGTCTTGAAGCTGTCGCTCTTGCTTAATCCGCATGGCAGCCTGCGCTGCGGCCTCTGGCGTTGTGGCGACAAAATCAAGCAGGTCACGATTTTGCTTGCTACCTGTCAGCATACGCGCCATGCCGATGTCATCCATTGTGGCAAGGCGGTTGTACAGCGCGTCACGCGCAGTCTCTTTAACAACCGCCTGCTGCTCTGGCGACAGTGTGCGCAAGGCAACACGGCGGTCAGATTCAGACATGTTGATAAAGCGCTGCCCAAGCTCTGACAGTTTTATCAACTCAGAGTCTTCTGCAAATCGCGCTCGCGCCGCGGCGTATTCTGGAACTAGCGCCTTGACTCGAGTATCAAGTTGGTCAAATAGACCCTTGATGCCAGAAGCATTCACGTCACCCGATCGAAACGCTTGGTCTTTCTTGGCGCGAACTGCGCGAAGAAGATAGTCAAGCGCGGCAACTGATGGGTATGCGTTTTGAATTAGGTCGCCGTTCTTGTCTACCAAGTCAGGCAACTTCATTTTTTCTTGTCGCTGCGCGTTTGTCTGAGCCTTTTTGTAAAGCGCGCGCAGCAACGGATCGCTAACAATGATATTGACGATTTCATCGTCTTGAACAATGCCAACGGCTCTAGCCTGCCCGTACAGCGTGCTGGCATTTTCGTTGCGCATCTTCTCAAACTTTTTGAGCACGTCTTGCGTAAACTGGCGATTTCCACCAGTCATTTCATTGACAATACCCATGACGCGCGGGCCAGATCCGCTCAATATTTCTTGAGATACGTCTCGAGTGATATCACCGGCTTGCCCGCCACCAATAGCGGCACGCTCTGCCGCCATCTGGCCGGACTGCCCCATCATCATTCCAAGCGGGCTAATCTCGTCAGGCCGCCCAGTTAAGATCTGCTGACGCAGTTGGTCACCAGTCACGCCTGCCTCGCGCATAGCGCCGAGGACTTCCTGCGAAGCTACGCGCGGTTCATTTGGATTAAACGCGCGCCCAAGCACGGAGCGCGCTCCGCGCAAGTAGTCCATGCCAGCGCCAAACGCCGGGCCAGTCACTGCGCCAATGCCGCCACCCGTTACCGCCCCTGCTATCCGATCCCCAGGCTGCGCCTCTAAGCCGCCCTGGATGGCGCCAGTTGTGGCACCCATACCAGCCTGCGATAGAAGGCGACCGCCGACACTGGTAACTGCCGATGCCTTCCCAAACGGATTAGGCGACAGCAGCGCTCCGCTTAATTCTGACACGCCGTATGTGATGGGGTTGGCGCGTTGCATCGCCTCACGCTCTTGGCGCTGCTGCTCCATGCTCTGGCCGTAAGGCATCATTCCAGCGCCAGATTCAAGCGCTGCGATTGCCTCATCTGCGCCGCCATACGTCACACCCTGCCCAAAGGCACGGATAGCCGTCTGCAACATTCCTGGCGGCTGATTTTGCGCCTGTGCTGCACGCGCAGATTTTCGCTGGCGAACCTTCTCAATAACTTCCGGGCTCGTGCCTTCTGGAAACTCGGCAACAGTGCCGTCTGGCATCGGGACTTTAATGGCCATCTTTATCTCACTTGATAGGGTTGCCGTTTCGATCGTAGCGCTCAACTCGACCGCCACGCTCGATGATGGATCGAATCATCTGCGCCTGCACATTCACAGGCAGCATCGGATTCGGGAACTGCCGAATACCAACCTCCACGTCTGTTCCAGTAATCGGGCCAGTCGGATTCTGCAGCATTGCAATACCAGAGCCGCCAGTTGTAGCAGGCCCCATAAGATCTGCGTTTGATGCCTCAACGATGGTTTTCGCAAAGTCACCAATGACTGGAAGACCGGATACGGTTCGAGCAACGCCGCCCTGTAGGAATCTGCCGCCCCTGTTTCTAATCAGAGTCTCAATTTCTGCAGGCGTTTTCTTTTTCAACTCTTCAACGCCGACTCCTGTCAAGTTTGATGCATAAGTGTAAGCAGCATCTTGCGTCATGTTGACGCCAGACTGCTGACGCGCGTTCAGCGTTTCGCCTTCTCCGCCCTTGCCAGTGCCCGGCATATACGGGGCGCCAACAGGTGTTCCAGACGCCTGCCCAGGAGCAATCCATGTGTCTTGCACCATGCCATTCGCAAGGCGCACTTGGCGCAGTGTCGGCTGCGGGCCTTCCTTTGGTTGGCGCGCCTCTTTTTGCACGATAAATGTATCTCTTGGGTTTCTTTTGTTTACTGCCACTAAGCCAACCCCAGAAACATTTTGAACCGTATAGTCTTCCGGCTTCATTCTTTCATCAGCCATAGACTTCAGCATAGGGTTAGCCTGCAGCGCAGCGGCACCAGCGGGTGACGCCATCAGCGCCTGCAGGTTCATGCCAGACATGGGGCGCACTTCTTCAAGTTGCGTCTGCTCACCCACGTCTGCGCCTCGAGCGCCCATTCGACCAGCAATAGCGGCCTGTGCTTGGTTCACATCCTGAGTGGCGCGGCGCATTGTGGCTTCTTGCTCGGCCTTCTTGCGCAACTCTTGTCGCGCTCCACGGTAGGACTCAATGCCGCCCAGCAATCCGGTGCCGGAGAGCATTCCGCGTACTGCGGACAGCCCAGCCTCTCGCTCTAGTCGCTTGCGCTCCTCTTCGGAAAGACCGGCCAACTCCTCCTCACCGAGAAGTCCGCCAATCATGCGAGAGTAAAGACTGCGCTTGTTTTTAGATTCGGCCATGTTTCACCTCAATCCCCGAGTAAGCCGCCGCGAACCTTGCGACCGCCGTACATGCTGTAAATGCCACCGTAATACTTATTTGGGTCATAAATTGGGGCGCCACCTTTTGGGTTTCTTGGCGCATCCAAAAATGATTTTAGAGAGTCTTCATCATCTTCGCTCCCAGACGGGCCACGTCCAAGATTTTTCAGTACATTCTTTGGAGAGAATGCTTTGATCCCGCCCTCGCTTTCACCTCCACCAGCAAGCGACTTGAGGATGGCCTGAAGAATAAACTCTTCCATCAGCGTTTCCCCTTCTTGCTTACCTTCTTGTCCAACTCCTTGACCGCTTCGGTAAGAAGCCCGATCACCTGCGGCACGCCAACTTGGCGCATACCGTCACGACGGCGAGAGACGGCTTCTGGCATGACCTTTTCAACGTCCTGCGCTGAAACACTCATGTCTTTCTTGCCGCCTTCGTCTTCGCCATCTTCTGAGCCGTATCCGTCTTCCCACTCAAACTCAATGCCCTTGAGACGGTTTACCTTATCAAGCGGGTTCTTGATCTTTTTGGCGTTCTTCTTCATGTCCATGTCAGATCCGAAGACCTGTTGTGCCATGTTGAAGTAACTTGGCGTACTCGTCACCTTACCAGTCGTTGACTGGTTAATCGGACTCGCCGCAATCGCACCCTGCCGGATCGCCAACTGCTGCAGCGGGTAGTTCTGCTGGCGCATGAACTCCTGATACTGCCGGTCGAGATACTGCTGCATGAGCCCCTGCTGCCCCTGCCCCAGTCCAAGCTGCGCCTGAGCCGCGCCATAGCGGTTCTGCAGCGCCTGCTGGCCAAACTGCCCCAACTGCCCGGCAGCGCCCATGCGGAACTGCGCCGCCTGCTGCCCTGCGCCTTGGTTGGCCAGAGCCGCCTGCATCGCCTGCTGCGCGTTGAACTGCTGCGCGGTCATTCCCATTTCTTGGGCGCGCTGCCGTGCCTGCTGGTTGGCAAGCGCCATCTGGTTGGCCTGCTGTGCGTTGAACTGCTGCTGCGCCTGCGTCATGCCCTGCGCCTGCAGCCCAGCGGCCTGGTTCAAACGTGCCGCATCCATGGCGGCCTGCACATTGAACTGACCAGCCTGCAAGCCCATTTGCTGGCCAGTCTGACCAGCCTGCTGGTTGGCAAGGGCAGCACGCAGGGCGGCCTCTTGGTTGGCCTGCCCAGCGGTCAGCCCTAAGCGCTGCGCCTCAAGCGCGGCCTGCTGGTTGGACTGCGAGGCAGTCAAACCCAACTGCTGCGCCTGCTGCTGCGCGGCTTGGTTAGCCAGCGCCGCACGCATCTGCTGCTCGACGTTGAACTGGCCAGTCTGCGTGCCAAGTTGCTGCGTCTGCAACTGTGCCGCTTGGTTGGCTCGAGCAGCCTCAAGTGCCGCCTGCTGGTTTGCCTGCTGCGCGGTCAGACCCATCTGCTGGGCCTGCTGTCCAGCGGCTTGGTTAGCCAGTTGAGCACGCATCGCCGTCTCGACATTGGTCTGGCCAGCCGTCAGCCCGAGTTGCTGCAATCGCAGGTCACGCTCTTGGTTGCTAATCTGGCCAGCCTGCGCCAACTGCATGACGTTCTGCGCGGCCTGCTGGTTAGCCAGAGACGCCTGTTGCTCACGGCCAACGTCCGCCTCACGCAACTGCGCGGCCTGCTGGAAGCCCTGCGCGCGCTGCTCGGCAATAAAGCGGTTACGCTCACGCGCAGCCTCGCCAGCGGCGATACCTTCCTGCACGGCTTGGCGTGATCCGCCAAACGCTCGAGCGGCAGTAGCCTGAGCGCCAATTTGTTGGCGCCGTGCAGCCTCCGAGCGGTCGATGTCAGACAGCCCGGCCTCAATGACCTGCTGCTGGTACGGGTTCTGGTAAGCCGCTAAGTCACGCCCCAAGAATGACGCACCCTGCACCGAAGGTGCAGCACCCGGCCCAGCGACATCACGCGCAGAGAACTGCGTGCCAAGCCGCTCGCCCTGTACGTTCTGCGGTGCAAACTGGCTGGCAATCTGCTGCGCGTTAATGTCACGCACGCCAGCCGGGCCAGCGGCAGCACCGACCGACACGTTCGGGGCGGTAAACTGCGAGGCAATCGGAGCGGCACCAAACTGTGATGCAATCTGCTGCGCAGATACGCGCTCAGGCGCAAACTGCGTGCCGACTTGGCCAGCCATCACGCGCTCAACTGTGGTGCCAGGCGCTACACGCTCGGCTTGTGACAGAGGAGCCTCAAACTGGGTTTGAACCTGACCGCCCTGCACGCGCTCCGGCTGGAAGCCAAGGTCTCGCTGCAACTGCTGAGAGGCGAGCTCCAACTCTGGAACATAGCCGCCCTGCTGCGCGATGGCGCGAGTCATGGCTTCGCCGCGCATGTAGTCCTGCGTGAACGGCGCCGTTAGCAAGCCTTGATAAGGCGTGAACGGCAGAGCGGCCAACTGATTGGCCATCTCAATGTTCTGCAGGACGTTTTGATAAACCGCCGGGTCTATCTGCGTCGAGCTGGTTTCTTTCTTGCTGGACTTAAAAAGGTTACTCATAGTTTCTTCTCGAGCACCACCGCGGTGCGTCTGTAGCCCTCAAGCGCCCTCTGCCAACCGGGGCGGCCCATAATCAACATCGTGTCGCAGCCGATGCTGCGCGCCCAATCCTCAACGAGTGGGCGGATGTTTCCGTTTATTTCGTTCAGATCCCCTGCGCCAAGGATCACCGTGAGTTGCTTAATGCGCGGGAATATGTCGATGGTTGTGAGTACACAGGAGTTTTCAGCCGCCCAGAATTGATACTCACCGCGCGCAATGCCCTCGAGGACATCGTTGTAGTTCAACTGGCCATAGTTCTCGGCCAACGCGCGCTCAATCAATTCTCGAAACGGCTTAATAAACTCAAACCCCTCTGCCTCGCTCATCGCTCACCGCCTGCCACGGCATCAAGGCGCATGGTTCCAACTCGCCAGTCTGTGGCGGGCGATGCTCCTGTCACTCGCATCTCAACCTGACGGCCACTGAAGCGCACCGGCGTGTATGGGCTGTCAATCGTGTAAGACTTGACCACCTCGGAGCCTAGTGGCGTGAAACGTGTCTTGAACTGCACGCCAACAGACCCCTCTGTTTTCTCATCGGCAATCAACTGCCGAGCCACCATGATGCGATCCCCACCGCCAAACTCTATCGGGCCAGTCTGCGCATACGGCGTGGCGCCGTCGTAAGCCACGCCAACCTCATGCTCGTAGATGTACCCGTCAGTGGATACCAAGAGCGGATAGTTGAACACGCCACGATCTGTGCCAGCGGTGCGCGCAAGGCTACCGATAGTCCAATGCCCCTCACGGTAATTGTACGCAACATAGGAGTCCACTTCAGTATTTGAAGCGCTGGGGTAATACCACCAGATCTCCCCATACTGGTTGTTGGCTACCGCGTACACCTTGGACTTCTGCTGCTGTGACAGGTTGTTGGTCACATAATCGAGCACGTCACACTTGATGGGGCGAACAAAGCCGTCGTACATGAAGAAGCCAGAAGGACTCCACCAGTACGCCACCGACTCCACCGCCGCCACCGCCTGCGCGCTGATTACGCCGCAGCCGGTTGCAATACGCTCAAAGCCGTAAACAAACGGCGGCCCCTGATATTGCGCGGTGTGTACGTCCACGTCCGTGAAAATCAGGTTCACGCCGCGCAGACGCTTGCCAGCCACGATGGAGCCAAGCGTCTCAAGCTCAATGTCGCCCGCTTGGTTCGTGACCGCTGGCGTCCAGAGCGTGTTGTTTTCTTGATCGCACCAGGCAACCTTGCGGGCATTGCCGCCAGCGCCAAGTGCGAACACAAACCGCTCTGCTGTGACCAGCACCGCCTTGTTGTCAATCGGTGCGTTGGTCAGCGCCACGGCGTCATTGTTCGTGTCCAAGTCCCACTCAAGGATCTTGCCGTCAGCGTTGGAGCAGGCGAGCAGGTACTCGCCCCAGTTGTCCATGCTCCACGTCGTGGCTGGCGTTACCGTGCCGGTATCTGGCCGCGGCGTGCCATACGAAAACAAGCCATAAGGGCCGCCGCCATAACCAAGGTTGAGCACGGCATCTGCAACTCCAGCCGTGAAGCCTGCAGTCGGTGTGATGTCCGTCAGCGTTCCCGCCTCGTTCATCGCATATAACTTGCTGTGCGTACCGGCGCCAATCCAGCGCACGTTTCCGTTGGTGCGCCACGCAATAAAGCCGCGGCACATTCCGGTCATCTGGCTGTTGGAGCGTTTGCGCCAACCGCCGACCGGGCGCATGGTGCCTTCATACCAGCGCACGAGGCTGGCATCACGCCAGCGACTCTTGCTCTGGTAGTCAGTACCGTTGCGATATACGCCCGGTTGAATGTTAATGGGTACGAGCATCCGCTCCTACTCCTTCGGGATAAACCAACCTTTCAACATGCCAGTCAGAACGGCAAGAGCGGCGGCGAGGCCAGCGAGCCATTTGACGAAGGCGACCAGCGTTTCGGCAGTGGCCCAAGCGTTGGCGAGTTTTTTAAGATCGCCTTTCACTTCGGACATGTCGGCCTGCAGCGCCTCCATCTCTTTCCTCAATAGTGCGATTTCCACCGCATCAGCCCGCTCTTGATCTGACATGGCTCACTCCGGCTTGTCTTCTTTCTTCGGAAGATGCGGCTCTACTTGTCCGAGCAACTTCTGCCAAAGCGGGAAAGCACCTTGCGCAGTTGGCAAGCTGCCGATCAAGTTGGTAATGGCCACGGCTTCCTCGAGAGACAACTTCAACTCAATCTCTTCCATTACGCCACCCACGGAAGTTGCGGCGAAACGATCGGCGGATTCTTGGCGTTCGCAATCTGCTGCGCCACCGCCGCCTCTGTCGCGTCCTTGTCCACGCCGTTCGCCCAAATCCATCCGAGGACGGTATCCAGAGTCAGCGATGAATACGGGATAAACGACTCACCTTCCACGACGGGAAGCGAGCAAGTGCTGTAGACGTTGCCGGAATAGTCGCCGTCTGCGCCGGAGCAAGCCCAGTGGCAAACGATAACGTAATCTTGGTGTCCATCTACGTTCGGCAAGCAATCCATTTTTGAGACTTGCCAGTTGTATACGATGCTCATTTATTAGGCTCCTTTAAGTGCGGATACTTCCGCTTCCAGTTTCTCAATACGCGCCATGGCTTCTTGCAGGGCTTTGATGGCGGCAAACGTAATGTCTTTGGTGTAAACCGTCTTTAGCGGTTCTTCGCCTTCTGGCGTATTTCCAAAGCCATCTGCATCTACCCATACCGGCTCAACAGATTCAACCTGCTGCGCGATGACACCGACGTTCACATCATCGTGCGTCTGGTCGTTGTACTTATAGGTGACAATTTCCAATGCGCCGATCTTGTCCCACATGGACGCAGCGGGAGCAATGTCTTTCTTTGTGCGAGCGTCTGACAGGTCTACGTTGTTGGACTGGTAGTTTGCCAAGCCGCCATTGGAGCGGATAACAGCGCGAGTTGCGGCATTATCACCGCAGTTCAAAAACCAACGAGTAGCATCATTTGGTGCGGCGGCACTAAACGTAATTGTCGGGCCATACGGATTGCTCGCAGCAGAGTTAGTAATAATTACTGCTTCAGCATTACTGACGTTTGAATATAACTCATGATAAGTGCCTGTGCTTCCAGCATACGTCCCAGTATTGCTGGCTTTGAAGAAACCCCCCGCCGTGATGCGTGCGCGTTCGCCAAGTCCGCTAGTCCCGCGTGTAGAGAACGACAATGCTGCATAATCGTTTGTGTGATCTGTGTATTGCGCGCCAAATGCAGCGGCAGCAGCACCGCCATCTGAATCTGTCCAAAAAATCTGCGCCCAGTTGTTGTTGGTTGTGTTTGTATTTGTTAAGTACGCAACAACGGCACCAGCGTTAAACTGCGAAGTTTCAGCATCGGCAAAAGACACTTGGAGCGGGCCGTCTGGCGAACTCGTCCCGATGCCGAGGTTGCCGGAGGCATCTAACGTGACCTTTGCCGTTCCCTCAATACCTAACTCTACAATGCTGCCCGCTATCATCAACGGCTGATAAGAGGCATTTAACGTATTATCAACGCCTTGGAAAGTAGTGCGCGTTGAGTCATGTATGACACGAACGCCTTTTGTTGATCCTGAAAGACCTAATGAATAGCCAGATGTATTTACCGCATGCACCTTCGCGCTAGGCGAACTAGTCCCGATGCCGAGGTTGCCGGAGGAGTCTATTCTGGCTTTTTCTGTCGTGCCTGTATAAAACAAAAGGCTGCCAGTGTTTACGCCCGACCGTAGTGCTGCAACCGATGCGGCAGTATCCGATCCGTCATTTGATTTAAAGTTTAAGAATCCGTAATCGTTAGAAACTCTTGCTCTGATATTGATGCCGTTTGAGCCAGAGTTAGAAACAACGTCAAGCGGTACTGCCGGACTGCTCGTGCCGATGCCTAACCCGGTGCTGGTGAGGCGGGCTTGTTCGGAGCCGTTAAGTTCAAACGCTTGGTAATAACCAGACGACCCAGACTTACCGGCAACAAAACGCATTCCACCCGTTGAGGCATTCAAAGTGACTTGCCCGTAGGAGGACGCTATAGACGGGAAATAAAAATCCAGACCAAAGTCGTTAGCAAGCCCAGAATCGCTTACTCTGATTTTTGGAGTGCTAGCCGCCAATGTAAGCAAATTCGTCCCATCAAAAGTCAGCGCACTCCCACTCGTCGCCACCTTGCTGCCGTTCAGATACAACACGCCGTTGGCCGTGCCGCCGGAGAGGGTCAATGCACTGCTGATCGTGGCAGAAGTCGAAGTCAGGTTCGTAATCGTTGCTGATGCAAACGTAGCATTCGTCAGCGACAAGCTGCTGATGGTAAGACTACCGACCCGAGCAACCGTAAACGATGCATCCGCGCAAGTCAGGCTGGAGGGGCTTGTGCCTATTTCGATGATGCCGCTGCTGCTGTTGATAGTAAACAACCGCTTATCTGCCGTGTTAACGGCCAGTTCTGCACCACCTGCTGCATTCGTCAGGTTAGCCGTTGCCGGAACTGCACCCGGAGTGTCACTCTTTTTCGTCAGAATAGTAGGCATTAGTAAGCTCCCCCGCTAAGGGTTCCTGTGGCATTCGCCAGATCCAAATAATAACTTCCGCTCTGCCCATCGAGCAAATCGGCGTTGAGGTTTGCTACCAGTGTCGTAGACCCAATGACCAGACTTCCCAGTGACAGGTTCGTAATACCCGCTGAGGTGCTGGTTAGCGTCGTGATGGTAGCGCTAGTAAAGGTTGCATTAGCCAGCGATAGACTGCTGACCGTTAGACTCGTTACAGCGAGATTGGTAATCGATGCAGAAGCCGAAGCCAACGTCGATACGGTGCCGCTCGTAGCTGTTAAGTTTGTGAGCGTGGCAGAACCACTAGTTAGAACCGTGATGTTTCCGCTGCTGTACCCAAGCGCCGTACCCGATAGCGCTGTGATTGCTGCGGAGCCGGAGGCTAGCGTGCTGATCGTTCCGCTCGTGCTGGTGAGATTCGTAGCCGTCAAAGACCCGCTCGATAGCGTGGTAATCCCGGCTGAAGTTGAAGTCAGCGTCGTTATTGTTGCGCTCGTGAACGAAGCGTTAGCTAATGACAGGCTGCTAACAGTCAGACTCGTAACAGCAAGATTGGTCACTACTGCGGAGGTAGATGCGAGCGTCGTAACTGTACCGCTAGTCGCAGTCAGATTAGTCGCCGTCAAAGAACCGCTGGTGAGCGTTGTGACGTTACCGCTGCTGTAGCCCAGCGAAGTTCCAGAGAGCGTCGTAATTCCCGCACTCGGACTTGTCAGCGTCGTAATCGTCGCGCTTGTAGCCGTCAGATTTGTC